GACGATGTCGGGATTTATTGACGGCGCGGCGGGAGGATCAGAGCCCGTTCTCGCGGACTTGCTGGCCGCAACTGCGGGGAAGGCGGTCTCGATCTTCTGGGATGCCGACGCAATTGCGAGTCCCGGGATCTGCGGTGCTGCGTTGGAGGCTTCTTATGAAGACACGTCGCCAATCGACGGCGTCCAGGCAATCGCGGCGAATCTGACGTTTACCGGAGCGGCCCCCCGGGCGGTATCGCTTCATGCCCTCGGGACCGAGACCGCGACCGGGACGTATACCTCGGTCGACAACGTGACCTCGAGCCCGAACGGCGCGATTGCGAACTTGCATGTCACGGCGGCGGGCGCGACGGGTACCGGGACCGTCCTCGTTCAGGATTCCGCGGACAACTCAAGCTTTGTCACGATCGGAACTTTCTCGAACTTCACCGCGGCGACGTCGCAGAGCCTTGAGATCACGGCACCAACGGCCACGCCGCCAGGGACGATTCGGCGGTATGTCAGGGCGAACCTAAGCTCAGCGCGCAACACACAGACCTTCGCGGTCGCATTCGGCCGCAGGCCGTAGGGGGAACGATCATGGCTTTCGTCGCCGGGCGGTCAATGAGTGCGGTCAAGATTGACACTGTAGACCTCAAGGCTTTTGTGAGCAACGTCTCATTTTCGCAGAATGCCGACACGGTTGACGTTTCGGCTTTTAACGATGCCAATCGTGACTATATCAAGGGCTTGCAGGGCGCGACTTTTACCTTGTCCGGTTTTTTCACACCTACCGCAGCCACCGGATCTGATGCAGTCCTCAAGACGGCCGTGGACAAGTCCTCGGTCGCATTTGAACTGTCCTTCGGTACCACTGCGCCCATTATCACTTACTCAGGAACGTGCATCGTCACGAGTTATGACGGCCCCGAGGCCTCGGTCGATGGGGCTATGTCTTTCTCGGCTAGCTTCTTGGTGACGGGTGCCGTGACCAGGACCGTGTCTTAAGGAAGCGAGTAGCAGTTGAAGGACAGTCTGAAAGCGATTCTTGCCCCCAAGGTCGAGACGTTCGAGCTTGGCGAGGGGGCGAGGGTCCAGATCAAGGAACTCTCACTCAAAGAGCGGATTTCATGGCGGGCCGTTTCCGTCCTCGAGGACGGCAAGCTCGCGGACGAATGGATCGCTCAACTCCTGTTTCGGGCCGTGCTCGACGAGGACGGGTCCCCGGTATGGGCTTCGGCGGAAGAGGTCGACGGTTCCGAGTCGGTGCTCGGACGGTTGCTCGAGGCTTGCCAGAAGATCAACGGTCTTGCGGCTGATTCGAGCAAGGAGGCCCAGGGAAACTAGAGAAGCTCCCTGAGCTGCGGATCGCGATGCGGTTGTGCAGGGAACTCGGGAAAACCCTCGGGGAGCTACTCGAGACAATGACCGCGGCCGAGTTCGAGCTTTGGATCGGCCTTTGTAAAATCGAGGCCCTCGAGGAAGCGGAGCGGCAGGTAAGGGCCAAGGCGCAAGCAGCAGGGGGGCGGGTTCGTGGCCGATAGAGTCGAGGTCCTGATTGCGGGGGATTCCTCGGGACTTGTCCGCGCAACTGATCAGGCCTCGTCCGCGATGCAGGACTTCGGCCGGACAACCTCGGGCCTGTCCCGGGTTGCCGATGCCTTCCGGTCTGACTTCGCGCGGTTGATCGCGGCTTTCGGCGCCGCACAACTGGGCGTCTCGGCAGTCGTCGGGGCCTTCGAGTCGGCAGGCCGAGCGGTCCAGGCGATGAATGCCGAGGTCATCGACGCCGAGCGGGTTGCCTCAAAGCTCATCGCGGTCTTCGATGGTGCGGAAGGCGCGGCCGCAAGACTGACGGCCCAGGCCGAAGCCCTCGCCGGGTCGACCGTGTTCTTCGATGACGACGCGATCAAGGCCGCGGCCGCGGCTCTGCGGGCCTTCGACCTCGCCGAGCAGGAGATCGGGAAGCTTCTTCCGGCCGCGGTAAATTTGGCCACGGTCTTCGGGACGGACCTTGAGACCGCGGCGAACAAGCTAGCCCTCGGCCTGAACGGATCGACCCGGGGCCTGCGGGAGTTCGGCATCGTCGTCAAGGAAGGCGCAGACCGCGGCGAAATCATGGCCCAGATCCTCGAGCGGGGCGAGAAGGCCGCAAAGGGTGCGGCCGACGCGCAAGGCGGGCTTCGGGGGGCGACGGAAGGACTTAAGAAAGCGCAGGCCGAGTTTAACCAAGCCCTCGGAAACCTGCTCTCCGGGCCTCAGTCGGCATTCTTGCAGTTCTTGACGGATGCGACCAACGGGGCGACGAACCTAGCGAACAGGATGACCGGGGCCGCGGAGTCGCTCATCAAGACCGCGAAGGTCATCGACCCCTTGACTGGGAAGATCGTCGAGGCTACCGGGATCGGTGGGAGGGACCTCTTCGGGCCGGGGTCCCTGACGGCTAAGTATATGAAAGGCGAGGCGCCCGCGAGAGCGGCAGTTGCACCGAAGCCAGAAGCCCCGGTAGCAAGGGCACGAGGCCGCGGGACTGATGAAACAAAGCCTGCTGCTGCTGCTACTGCGCAGGGCATTGGTCCCGGTCTTGAGCTTGGGCCAAGCGTCAACGTATTCAAGGCATTGAACGCTGCGCAGCTGGCAGCGGACTACAAGGCAACCTTGCAGAACGAAGAATACAAGACGCAAGAGGGCAAGAAGCGCAATGACGACATGCTCAAAGCAACAGAGGCTGCGGCATTGATTCTTGAGCAGGGCAGCAGAAACACGGCTGACGGAATCGTTGCTGCCGGGAGGATATTCGTTGACCTGCTGCAAGGCAATGCGTCCTTGGGGGGCATTATTCGCTCTTTGAGCGGCGTGGCAACGTCGCTTGGTGCCGGTCTTGGTGGTCCAGTTGGAGCAGCTCTGGCTAGTGTTGGCGTAGAAGTTGCCGCAGCTGTTGCTGACCAGCTGAAGCCAACCCAGACCGCAGGAGAGAAGCTGTATGAGGCAGGCGTGCTGCTTGTCCAGGCTGGAAAGATTACGACAGAGAAAGAGCGAGAGGCAAAGATTCAGGAGCTGACCAACCTGGCACGTGCGCAGGGTTTAAGGGAAAGTGACATTGCACGGGCAAGCGCAATGGCACGAGGGGAAAGAACCACGCAGACGGCAGGCGCACGACGCACGCAGGGCATTGAGCTGGTGCCCGGTTCGCTTGTCTATATGGGCGGCAAGCGCATTGACAAGATTTCCGCAGAGGGGCTTGGTTCAAGGGCGGGTCAGTACGGAGTTATCGGCGCAGAAATGGACGGCGGGCTTAGGCCGGAGCTTGGAAATTTTAAGCCAGAGCCGTTGCCGTCATTTGTGTCAACGCCTGGCGCGGGGTTGTTTACGCAATTGCCAGAAGCAGCACCGGCCAATCTGCCGACGCCGCCGAAGGTTGAGAGCGATGCATTTAATCAGTTAGTCAAGCTGCTGGAAGAGCTATACGCTATTCAGCTTGACGAATCGGGCAAGGGGATGACGGAGCGGCAACCCCTCTTCGTGTTCGATGTTTCGGCCGGGAAGGACGAGTTCACGCGGGCACCGCGTGGTCTGTTCTTCCGGCCTGTCGGCTCGGGCCGTGGCGTCGATGCCGGGCAGGCGGTATCCGGGGTGTCGGCCAATACGTCGAACCGTGCCGCGATCGGACGAACGAATCAGAACGTGAGGATGGCTTGAACACGCTAGACCGGAACGGCGTCGCCCTGCCCGACAGCCTGGACGGCGCGATCGACTTCGTGTGGTGCGTTCGGATTGCCGCGACGAACGGGGCCTTTATTAGCACGACCGGATGGACCTATTACGAGATCCCAGCCGAGGCCGTGGTCCAGAGGTCCCGGTCGACGGCACTCGATGAGGGGACGTGGCAACTGACCCTCGGCATCCTGGCCGATGCCCTGCCCCCGCTCGTCGAGCCCCTCGCCTACTATCAACTCGAGGTCGATCTGATCGACGATGCCGGGAATGCCTTTCCTTATCACACGGGCCCGATTGACTCGGTGTCAGAGTCTTGGTCGCTCGACGGCGGAGCTCTCGTGCGCGTGTTCGAGGTCCAGTCCTTCGGGGTCTTGCAGCGCACGAAGGGCTTCGACGTTAACGCGATCGCGGTGAGTCCGTTTCGCTTGAGCCATACCGGATCGATGACCGGAATCGCTCAAGCGCATTTCGTGACGATGGACGGACCTTTTACGGTCGGAACTCCTATTCCGATCCCCGGAACGAATGCAGGCGGGACGGTGGACATTACCGTCGGGACGGGCTCATTCCCCGGCATCGTCATCGATAACGATCCGGCCTTCGGGACGCCTCTCGCTTACGGGTTCGATTACACCATCACGAACAAGGCCGGGACCGCAGCGCCCGCGGCCAATGATGCCGCGTACCTGAATCCTCTCGTCGCAATCCCCGCGGGCACATGGTATGTCCGTTTCTTCGCGGTGGCATACTGGGGCGTCTTGCAAAACGCTACCGCGGGCCGTCCGTTCTTCATTCGCACGCCCGTCGGGTCGGTGACGTATGTCTTCGGGGAAACTCGACTCAAGCGCACAATCGCCGATGACTTCGCGACGCTTGCGTCGGCGGGTTGCACGACTACATCAATTACCGTAAAAGATCCCGAACCCTTCAAGTCTGGGACCGGGGTCGTCGCGATTGCGAGCGGGCCGACGGAATACCTCGAATGGACTTCTGTCACGACTGGCTCTCCTGAGGTTCGTCAGATCTCAAGCGTATCCGCGAGCGGGGTCATTACCGTTTCGGCTTTTTCTGCGGCACCTGCCGAGGGCGACTTGATCCGCCTGGTGACGACTCAATGCTTCCGGGCTTGGGAACGACACAATCGCGGCAGCGGGGATACCTCGACCAATCCGGGCTTCTTCACGTCGTCGGCGAAAGTTACCGAGTACCCGAAGGGCCTCTTCGAGCTCTTGCCTCAATCCGGCATCATGCGGGCGAGGTCTACGCGTCATTGGCTGACGGCCTCAACCGAGGTCTATGTCGAAAGCATTTTTTACTTGTTCGACACCATTTCGAGTGTTGGCAACGACAACAGGCTTGAGTCTTTTTACCATCGGCTTCTCGTAACGACGCTCCAGCTATACGCGGCGAGCGACTTCGAGACGGGCAACGCCTTGCTAACCTTTTTCAAGAACTTTGCGCGAACGCAGATCGGGATCGATCAAGTTCTGGACGAAGTCGGCAAAGACGGTCTTCCGCCGAACGGCTACATTCACGATCGGCCTTCGGGCAAATTGCTGGTTTCGGCATTCAGACAGAAAGCAAGCCCGGATCTTGTCCTGAACAATGTTTTAGGGGTGCAGATCGGCAGTCTGCCAGAGCCCGTTTCTCAAGTCACGGTCCGGTCGGTTGGCGAGCCGCGCATCGTAACGACGGAGCTCGAGCCGACGCTAGGTGGCACCTGGACGGACGGTCAACGCCTCTTCGACGGCGTGGAAACTTCTTTGGCCGCAACTGCGACAAGCGGGGCTACCGTGACGTTCCGCGTGCGGCATCTGGACGCGACGATCTTCCCGCTGGTTAACAAGATCGAGGTTTTCGGCGAGCGAGGCGTCTTCGAGGTCTACGGTGAGCGGTACGACTCGACGGGAACGATTGCACGTTCGCGGCAGCTTGAGGGCTCGGGCTACTTTACGCTATCGGGCACAGCACCGACGGTCATTGAGGAACAGCAACTTCTTGACATGTTCGCCAGCCTAGGCGGAATAAACACGGCCGAATCTCGAATCGTGCTCAAGTTTTACGATGACACGATGGGGGCCTCGACCCTGACAGCGCAGGTTTACGAGATTCGCGCATACAGTAACATCGAGACGGGCTGGGCGGCCTACATAAGCGATGACACGACGGCCGGAACCGGGTCTGCCCCTGCGGGCTGGTCTACTGTCAACACCGAGGGCTTCGGGCCGTTCTGGTGGGTGCGGGACGTGGGTCGGGCCCGGTCTTTCCGTTTCGCCTCGAGCGATTATCTCAAACGGGTTCTTCCTCTTTACAGTGCGGCCTATGCCTCCGCCGGGTATCGTCGAGAGCTCGTCGACCTGACCCGCATCAACCAGGTTGAATGTCGCCGGATTGCCGAATCCTATCTCGACGAATACATTCGGCAGGGCAGGACCTATACGGTCACGGCTATGCTCGACCCGCGGATCGACCTCGGGGATACGGTCAGCGTGACCCTTGGCGATGGCTCATCACGGGATCTCTTCGTCTGGGCGATCGCGGATAGCGGAGGCCGCGAAGACTTCGAGGCGACTTACACGCTGCTCGACTACGCGGCTTGACGGGCAGGGGGATGACCCGGTCCCCGGTTCCGTTTAATCTATAAGCATGACGCAGCCAACGGGCCCCATCCTAGGGGCGGTTCATCTCGACGACGGCAATTCGACTCGCTTTCGTTGGAACGAAGAGATCGGAATTGCAAGTCCAGCAACACGGGCGACCGGGTCCATACAATCGACCTTCGGTGGCCCGGTACGAGTGCTGCCTTCCGGGGTTATTTATCCACCGAAGGACCTCGACCTTCCCGGGTACCTGCTCCAGGTGAATGGACTCGCCGAGGGCTACGATCGGCTTGATCGTCTTTATGACTTGGCCGGGACCGCGGGCACGTTGTCTATTTTGCAGGTCGGCGGCCTTGGTCTGTCGGTCATCCCCGAGGCCCCGGTTGTCGAGCGGCTCAAGGCCCATCGGGTGCAACTCGACTTTTCGATGAAGGGAACGGCGGTCCCGGCAACTTGGACGACGCTCTTCGGCGTGTCGAGCGGGGCTGCTTACGGGAACATCTTCAACGGCGAGTCGCTCATCAACACGGGGGCATTCACGCTTTCGTCCGGGGCATCGCCCGCGGTGACTAATGCCGGGACCGCGGCGACCCCGCTCGTCCTTACCGTGTCGGTCTTGGGTAGGACGACCAGGTTCTATGTCCGCAGCACGGCCCCAGGCTACACGAAGCGGATCTCGGTGACACCGATCAATGGCGTCGTTTTTATCGGCGAGAAGGACGGCTTGTTCGTCCCTCCCGGGACCTCGGTCCTGCGATACGAAGAAGCGGCCGGGACGCTCATCACGGGCACGATCGCGTCCAGCATTTACGGTACCCGATGGCGGTACGAGGGGCTGGACGATACGTTGTCAGAGGCCGAGCCCGTCATCCTCTACAACACGAGGCAGCAACGGGCATATGCGGCGACCTCGGCTTTCAGCAGTAGCAGCGGCCTTACGCTTTATGGTCCCGACGTGCCGCGGTTCGGCAACTCGGGGACCTTCGATTCGTCCGATGCTGGCCTGGTCGTCGAGCCCGACCGCACAAACCTCGTGCTGCAATCGCAAGACCTGACCACAACGTGGACGACACTCGGCACGGTCACACGCACGGCCAATGCTGCCCTGTCGCCTGCTGGCGTCGCGCAAGCCACGCGCCTCGAGTTCACGGCAGGCATGGCGGGCAGCGTGTCGCAGAGCATCACGCTAACGGCTGCGCCGTACGTCATCTCGTTCTACGCAAGATCGGCCGTTGCTGCTTCCTTTACGGTTTCCATGGGCGCTATCCTGGCTTCGCAGGTCGTCAACACGGTGGACAACTGGGCGAGGTACCAATACCTGGTCACGGTCACGGCCGCCGCCGCATATAGCCTGACCTTCGCCGACAATGTTATGGCCGCAGCCAATGTCTTGATCTGGGGCGTGCAGGTCGAGCTAGCCTTGGGCCAGACGGCCACGAACGCCACGTCCTACATACCGACGAC